GTATAAATTGACATGGGAAGAATACATACGACAAAAATCGCCATGGATAATGAATCATCCGACATTGTGTTTCCGAAAATCGGCCATTCTGAATGTGGGTAATTACAATAAGAACATGAAACTGCCGTTTGAAGATTTAGATTTAGAATTACGTGTTCTGAAAAAATATGGCTGTGTATATAATTTACCACAATTACTTTTGATGTATCGGGTGCACGACCAACAAATAACCCAAATATATAAACACGATTCAAAGACCAGTCAGAAACGGAAAGAATTTATAGACTACATGACGCGAAATGGGTAATCATTTCGCGGGTAAATGGATTGATTATGTAAAATTCTATATAATCAAACGGAAAAATTACGCGACAGGGAACTTCACCAGGTTGAATCCCAATCCCAGACCGGCGCCCTGGCGGACAGACGATCCCATCGAAGGAATGAACACGTCCAAAATGCTAAACGTGGCCGCCGCCGTCAACGCAATAATGACAATCTCCTCCACGTTGAGCGCCTTCTTGGGGACAAGGACGGCAACAATGGCGACCACGAGACCCTCGACGAGGTATTTGATAGCGCGCTTAATAAGTTCACTAAAATCGAAAACGTTACTCATTCGTATATATTATACTAAAACAAAAAAAATAAAAATGGTGCAGTTTATTCGTATATTTAATGGCCTAAATATAAATACAATTGTTCAAAAATATATTTAAACAGAATGGTCGACTACTTACATATTCCTAAAATGTCTTCGTTTGAGAAGAAGAAATTGTCCAACGGAAACCCAAATCCTAAATATGTTGATTTGTGCGATGAGGACCCGCCCATTGCCGGACAAAAATTCGCCTGCATGTCGTTCATTTCCCCCGAAAAAATCCTAAAAAAGCGCGAAATGTATTTGTTTGACAAGTTTGTTCAACAGTGGGATTTCACCAAATCCATGACCAAATATTTCGATTTCCTTCATTTTATTGCCTACAAGTATAACCTAAATGTGGAGAAGGTCATTGCCGATTTCAATGAATTTGTCAAGGAAGAGGAGGCGAAACTGAAGAAGGAGAGCGCCGTCGAGGAAGATTTCGCCAATTTTCTCGATAAAAATCAAGACAAGTTCAATCAGCAGTTCAACCGCGACCACGCGTTCCAAACGTCGGTGCGGGGTCTTAAAATTCGCGGGGTGTTCCCGACCCAAGAGGAGGCGGAAATCAAGTGCAAAACGTTACGTGAGAACGACCCGAACCACGACATTTTCGTGGGTCCGGTGGGTGTCTGGGTGCCCTGGGACCCCGATGCTTACAAGACCGGTAAGATTGAGTTCATGGAGGAGGAGCTCAACCAACTGCACAAGGAGAAGATGCTAAATGAGGCCAAGGCCAAGCAAGAATTCGACCAACGCGTCAAAGACGCCAAGAAGAAGGCGATTGAGGACAACATCAAGTTGGCAGAGAAGAGTGGCAACGTGTTGACCCAGACCATGGACGAGGAAGGTAATTTGATTGGGGTCAAAGATACCATCAATTTCGACGAACGCGAGGTCGCGGACTCGGACACGGCGAAAAAGAACAAGGAACTCATGGAGGAGGCGATTAGTCGTGCCGCCGATGCCGCCGTCGAGGTATTGGAGGACAAAGAGAAGGAGAAGGAGGATTAATGGATAGGGATAATATTATCTATTTGAATAAATAATATTATATGGCATTGATTTTGGTGTAGAAATAATCGCCGGCTTACTCAAGAAAGCATCAAAAACATAAATTGTTTTGTTCGATATATCGTGTAAATATTTTGGAAATGATATAGACATATCATCATAAAACACACAAACAATATGTTTTCTTGGTTATGCGCATTGTTTACAACAACAGAAGGATGTTTTACACTTGTTTGGTTAGACCTTTTTTGTGGTTTTTGTAGTCGTAAAGCCCAATTTGAAAAATTAGAAAAACGGATTGCAGTATTAGAACGAAGAATAACCTGATTATTCTTCTACCACTTATGTTCAATAGCTCTGGCTAGGATATATGGTGGAGAGTTTCACCAGAGTTTCTCGTAATGTGGCCTGGGTTTCAAAAATATGGCAGGTTTGATTGCAATCGGCACAAATTTCTAAAATATCGTTTATTTCGGTAATCAAATTAGAAACGCGGTCTTTTACGATTCCTTCTATCTCAACCCTTACTCGCGAGGTGCTGGTCATTTTACCACTGCTTTCAGTGTAATGAACCGGTGTAATTATCATAGGCGGGCGACGATGACGGATAGAGTTCTCTTCGCTCATTATATGAATTACTATAATATTATTTATACGAATAAATAATATCATATTTCGTTAACCTTGGTGTAGAAATAATCACCGGCGTCGCCATGAAAAATTACTCGATTTTTTACACTTCTACTCATCTTTGCTGGACACATTTTTTCAGTTTCAGCGGCCTTAGCAATCGTCGCATATTCACATAAAACATGGTTATTCATATCCTTTTTGAATATTTTACAACCGGTACTCGAAGCACGGTGGTATTTTACGTCACGCTTGAGTTTTATACCGTAAAACCCTTGACCATTACCACTGGTAGTCCATACGGTCTCAAATAATACATATGGACATGCTTTCAAAAACGTTTTCAGTCGAATACTATCGTTCTTTTCGTCCCATGGTTTTTTCATAATACGTTTCCAGTCTTTGTATTCTTCCACAATATCCTTGGACAAAGCGGTTCCGGCGGGGGTAAAAACGCATTTTTCAAATACAAAGGTTTCTTCTTCACTTGCCGATTCTGATTTTTTGTATTCCTGTTTTTTGAGTGTTACGCCTATAAATCCCAAAACCACCTGGTCTGCATCTTGGGCCTGCAAGCGGTCATATTTGAATCTCCGTCTCAAATAATCGTTGAACGCATGAGTAACTTCTTTGATAGCTTCTCTCGCTTGTAATCGATATACACCCATAATGTCTTTCGCTGATATTTCAACATCCGCACGAACAATACAATGGTTCTCAATGAAGTTGTCAAATTTTTTCAACAGTTCGGGATTTCCATGGATAATTTGCACAGTCATCGGGTCCATTTCGTTAAAATCAGTTTGCGTAGATTGTTCAAATGTTACTTTATTGGAGACTTCGGGTTCGTCGTTGATGATTTTGTTCGTATATTCGTATATTTTTTGAATTTTTGATTTTCTTTCAGATTCTGTGGTGTTTTGAAGCAATTTAATATTGTTGTATTCATTGGTAATACACATGACAGCTTCGTCCACCGACATACGAAACATTTCGTGTTTTACTCTTAAAAATACCAATTTGTCGTGAACCATTTTTTCAAATAAATGTAAATCGTGAGCAATATCAATCTCTTTATAAAATTCTAATTTTCCATATGGATGACTCGTCTTATACGATTTCATTCGCGCATTCAAATGGTTCGAAATACCAATTTTTACAATGGTATCCGTTTGTCGGGCGTCGATATTATATACGTAAATCATTGGCACCTCACGATTCACCTTTTGCAAAAGCTCGTTTTGTTCTTTTTGATTTTGAAGTTCTTGCTCTTTTTTTCTTTTTTCTTCTTCGCTTTCTAATAACCGGTTCTCCAATTTTTCCTTTTCATTTTTATTTTCTTGTAATTGTTTCTTAAGTTCGTAACTTCCTTTCAATCTTAATTCTTTAACTACTTCACAAATCCAATTTTGGAATTGTTCGGCTATCGGTTTTCTCGATCTAAATAATATTTTATATAAACCCTTTTCGGTTAAAAATGTTACGGATTGTGCACCACCAGGGGTGTCAACGACTTTTACAACCTTTTCAGTGTTATCAAAATCTACAATAGATGCTCTAATATTAGTCATCTGTAATATTTCACCAATATCACTTGCTCGAAATAAGGGTTCATCATGAGTCCCTTTTATTACTATTTCAGTGTGCAATTTGTTGTAATTAAACGCTTTTACTACTTCCATGTTTCTAAAGGTCGTATATATATATATTACGCCCTTTTTATTTGCTACCAAATCAAACAAGTGTTAATTTTGCTTTTGAAAACAAAAGCAAAAGTGTTATGCTATGCTGACTTGCAGAGCAAAATTGTTTTGCTCCTACTTGCTGTGGAGCAAAATTGTTTTGCTCTCCCAGGCGGGAAAGCAAGATTATCTACCACTTATTCTTCTTCACCATAATTGGTGGACCGGCTGATTTTTTCTTACTCTTACTCGGGTCATAATTTTCATCCTCGTCGTCACTGCCCATGTTCTTGGAAATTTCCCAGAACTCTTTCGAACCCAACTTGAAATCCGGGCGGCCTTCGGCCTTGTACCAAAATATTTGGTCATTCAGTTTGTTCGATTTGGCATTGTTATTGATGACCAAGCACTCGTAGTTCTCCGTCGTCTGGTCCATCACACTCGAGAACGCCTCGAGCGTCGGGAACATGGACGCGTAGTTCTCCCAGATACGTTTACGATTGGTCATATAAGGCTCTCGAAGTATGAACACATAATCAATATTTGTTCTCAGATTAGGCGGTATACCGAGCGGATATTGCATTGTAATGATTAACATAATTTTCCAATGGCGACCGTTCATGAAAAGGAGACGCATCATTTTGTCTCGAGTCCACGACTGGTCATATAAACAATCATCTAAAATAACAAACGCCCGGGGGTCGATGGTGCATCGCCTATAGGTCAATATTTCCTTATTCACTTGTTTTAGAACGACCTTTTGGCGTCTCAACACGTTCTCGATAAGAATCGTATTGTATTCCTCGTGAATGAACAATTTAGGAACATGAGCAGCATAAAAACCGTTACCGGCTTCTGTTCCCGAGATAACGGTTCCGATAGGTACATCTTGATGATGAAAGAGTAAATCTCTGACTAAATACGATTTACCCGTATCACGACGACCT